AAGGGCAAAACGCAGTCACGAGTCAGCGCAGGAAAGCGACAGAAAACGATTGGTCATGTTGCAAGAATTGCTTGAAAAAGCAGTTGAGGCGGGTGATGAACTAGGCGAAATGAATCGAGTTGATTTTGCCAGTGGTTTGAACAAGCAAATACAAGATATCGTTAATAGCCTTGGTCAAGTATCAAATGTTATTCCAGATTCTACTATTCCCGCTATAGAGTCAATTAGCGATTTGCGTTTAGGGTTTAAGTCATGGAGCGATAGCCTACCTTCAATGCAAGAAAATATGCAGAACTTGACTAAGCAGGGATTAGATGGGCTCACTGATTCACTTGCCGCAGGGATAACTGGCGCGGCTAATTTTGCTGACGCTATGAAAGCAATGGCAAAAAGCGTAGTTGATAGCCTGATTAAAATGCTGATCCAGAAGTATATCGTGGATGCGGCATTTGGTTTTATTACAAGTAGCTTTGGAACTGGCGGCACTGGTTCAACTGGTAGCGGTGCTACATCAGGCGGTGGGCTAGGAATGGGTCAAGGCTATTCGAATACTGCCGCGATAGGTGGTCCAGTTTTTCAAGGCGAAAGAACATTAGTTGGTGAGCGTGGTCCAGAAATATTCGTGCCTAACGCAAATGGCTCCATTATCCCTAATCACAAGCTAGGTGGTGATGGTGTGACCATTAACCAAACAATCAATGTAACAACTGGCGTACAGCAGACAGTCAGGGCTGAAATTGCTACACTTATGCCACAGATCGCCAGTGCCGCGAAAGGTGCGGTAGCTGACGCAAGACAGCGTGGCGGTGGATTCTCCAAAGCATTGGTAGGAGCATAAAATGCCATTAGCATTTCCATCAGTAGGTATTCAGAATATTACTATGCGATTGAAGCGTAGTGTTGCAGTAACTGAATCACCATTTACTTACGATCAGCAAGTGTTCGATCACAAAGGCGCAATATGGCAATGTGAGGTCACTCTGCCGCCTTTAAGCCATGCAGACGCACGTTCGGTTGAGGCATTTATAGTGGGCTTAAAAGGGCGTTCTGGCACGTTTACATTCGGCCATCCACTGCATACAAGTACAGCAACAAGTACAACATCAGGCGTATCCGATGCTCGTGATGAAACGCTAACTACAACAGCCGGGTCAAGCGCGGTCACAGCGGGAACGTATTTCCAATTAGGCGACTACCTTTACATGGTAACAGAAGATAAGTCATCAGGGTCAGGCACGTTAAAGTTTCAGCCGCCTTTGCGTGGTCAAATTGCATCAGGCACAGCACTAGATTTTACATTGCCTAAGAGTCTGTGGAGACTAGCCAGTAATGATATAGGGTGGTCAACAGATATTGCTTCCATGTATGGCTTTAGCCTTGCATTTGTCGAGGCCATCTAATGAGCAGAACATTATCAACAGCAATGCAAGCAGTAGCGACTGCCGAACTTGTACGCCCTATTTATCTAGTAGATTTAGAGTTTGCATCAGGTAGCATTTATCTATGGTCTGGTCTTGGCGATCTTAGCTTTAATTCTAATACTTACATTGGCGCGGGTGATTTATTAAGCATAGGTGCAGTGCAGGAGTCTACAGAATTAACAGCAACAGGCGCGCAGATTACATTGGGCGGCATTAAGCAAAGCTTGTTAACTCTAGCTAGGGATGAGCCATATCAGGGTAGGCCACTAACAATCAGGTTGGGCGCATTCGATGAGAATGGTGACTTGATAGCTTCCCCTGTAATCGTATTTAGCGGCTTCATGGATGTAATGACTATTAGTGATTCTGGTGAAACGTCAACGATTACTGTCAGCGCAGAAAACAAGCTAATTGTTTTTCAGAAAACAGCAGTCAGAAGATACACAGCAGAAGATCAAAAGATCGAGCATCCAAATGATGCAGGGTTTGAGTTTGTAGCTAAGATTCAAGAAAAAGAAATAGTTTGGGGTCGCCCTACACCCGCATCCATGAATACGGGAGGCAGGAGTAACCCATTAAGGGACTATAGATAGATGATAACGATACAGCATGAAAGTCTGTTAAATGTTAAAGAAGATATAAAGCCGCTACTTGAAGAACATTGGCGGCTTGTTGCGTTAAATCAGGGTAAGATAAAATTAAATCCTGATTGGAAAGAATATTCTAGGTTAGATACGGCAGGGATATTAAAGATATTTACTGCGCGGGATGATGGTGAGCTAGTTGGTTATTTCGTTCTGATAATCAATAAAAGTATCCATTATCAAGATCACTACTTTGCAGTTAATGATGTTGTATTTGTTTTGCCTGATAGCAGGGCGGGTGCAACTGGTTACAAATTAATCAAGTATGCAGAAGATTATTGTCGAGAATCTGGTGTTTCTTTGATGATGATAAATACAAAGGTACACATTCCCTTTGATAAACTAATGTTAGGCATGGGCTTTGATTTAATAGAGCGCGTCTATTCTAAATTTTTAGGAAAGTAAAATGGCAGTAGCGGCAATAGCAGGATTAGCTTCAGCGGCAGGAGCGGCGGCGGCAGGATTAACTATTTTTGGATTCGCGGCTACAAGTTTGGCGGGTTTTACTGCGGCATTTGCATTAGGCGCAGGGTTGTCTATGGTATCTCGCGCCTTAATGCCTAAACCTGATTTGGGTCAGCAGATGACCGGATTATCTACAACTGTCAGAGAGCCCGCATCTAGTAGAAAAATCATTTATGGTAGGGCGAGAGTCGGTGGATCAATCGTTTACATGGACAGCACTGGTACTGATAACGAATACTTTCATATGGTTATTGCCATTGCAGGGCATGAGATAGATGGCTTTGAAAAAGTCTATTTCAACGATCAAAAGATATGGGATGGCGGTAGTTTCGTGGGGACTTGGGGAACGTATGTGTATTTAGGTTTGCATGATGGTTCGCAAACAACAGCCGACAGCACCTTAGTTAGTGCTTCAACTCAATGGACTGCCGCGCATAAGCTATTAGATACAGCATATATGTATGTTCGCCTAAAATACGATCAGGAGCAATTTGCAAACGGACTGCCTAACATATCCGCTGTGGTTCGCGGCAAGAAAGTCTACAACCCATCAACATCTACTACTGCGTGGTCGCAAAATCCTGCCCTTATAGTAAGAGATTATTTGCTAGATTCTAAGTATGGGCTTGCAGAAACATCAGCGAATATTAACGCCACAGCTTTATCAACAGCGCAAACTATTTGCGATCAAAATGTAAGCTTACAGGCAGGGGGTACACAGAAGCGATTTGTAGCCGATGGTGTACTGGATACTGCCAATTCCATACAAAGCAACATAGAAGCATTGCTGAGTAGTATGGCGGGTAAGCTGATTCACTCTGGCGGTGAGTATTTTATTACAGCGTCAGCTTATGTAACGCCAACAGTTACGATTGATGAATCGGTAATGGTTGCGCCGATGCAAGTCAAAACTAAGCAGAGCAGAAGATCAATTTATAATGGCGTAAAAGGCGTATTTAACAGTGAGGATGATAATTACATTACGTCTGACTACCCGCCAGTAATATCTAGCACCTATAGCGCGGCTGATGGCGATCCTATTTATCTTGATCTGCCTTTACCTTTCACTACAAATCATGTCAGAGCGCAGAGAATAGCCAAGCGCGTTTTATTGCAGTCAAGACAGCAAACGCAGATAACCGTACCTTGTAACTTAGCCGCATTGAAGTTTAAAGCGGGTGACACAATCATGGTTACAAATACTAAGCTAGGATGGTCTGCAAAAGTATTTGAGGTTATGGGCTACACGCTAGACTTTAGTGCATCAGGCGAAATCATTGTAAACGTAGACGCTATTGAAACGGCATCAGCTATATATGATTGGACTTCATCAGAAGAAGAAGATTATTTATCAGGCGGTGAAGTTAGCTTGTATGACGGTAAAACAGTTGCCGCACCTACATCATTCGCAGGAACTGCATCAGCCGCAACCAACTTAGACGGTACGACTGTCAGCCAGATAGTATCTACATGGACTGCAAGCGCAGACGCATTCGTTGTTAAGTATGAATATCAGTGGTCAACAGATAATAGCAACTGGAATAGCATAGATGTTGAGGGTACGCAATTTACGATAAGCCCAACAGTCGGTGCGGCTACTTACTACACAAGGGTTAGGGCGGTTAATGATATTGGTGTTCACAGTGCATTTGTTACTGCCAACGTAACAGCACTAGGAGATTCAACTGCCCCTGCTGTACCTAGTTCGGTATCAGCAACTGGAGGCCAAGGATCAATCACCTTGTCATGGACTAACCCGACAGATAAAGATTTTTCAAACGTAGAGATACACAGATCAACAAGTTCAGGCGGTACATATACAGCGGTAGCCAGTGTTGCGGGTGGCTATGGTTTGCCTTCATCGTTTGTTAACGGATCGCTTAATGATTCGACTGCATACTACTATAAGTTAAAGTCTGTCGATTACAGCGGGAATAAGTCAGCGTTCACTGGTGTTGTTAATGCAACTACAGATGCCCCTGCATCGCCACCAAGGGCAGATAATGGCTATGTTTACTATACGGTTTCAAGTGCAACCGCGCCTAGTACGCCAAGTGCAACATCGTACAACTATAACACCGCATCATTCGGTGGTCTGAGTACAAACTGGCAGAAGAATCCACCAACTATTAACGGAGCAGATGGCAAGTTTTGGGCAAGTAGTTTCACGATTACAGAAGCTACATTTGGAGGCGCACAGACAATTACGTTTTCTGCCCCGTTTGCAAGTACACAATTTGATGGCTTGGTTACGTTTACAACCTTAAACTCAGAATTGGCAAATGCCTCTAGCACTGAAATCACTACTATTAATGGCGGTCTGTTAAAGACAGGAACTATTGATGTTTCATTGGTTAATGTTACAGGAACAACGCAGAGTAACTTTGAACTTAAATCGTCAGCAAGCGGATCACGATTAGTTATTCAGAATGATAAAATATTAATCTATGACGGTACTACAGTAAGGGTGAAATTAGGGAATCTTGCGTAATGGCTTATGGTTTACAAGTATTTGATACAAGCGGCAATGTACGGCTAGACACTTCTGACAGGATGGTTCGCTATCATAGCACCGTATCAGGAACGATTACGCAGTCAACATCTCCTATAACTGTTTACGTTGCGGGAATAACAAACGATGGCACATGGGGCATGAGTAACGATGTTCCGCTTGCAGGAAGCTACAGCAGTACAGATGATGTAAAGCTTGAGTTTGCCAGTACTAACTATATCAAGCTGACCATACAGCATACTAACTCAGGTAATTTTGATTACAGAGTGCAAATATTTAGGATATAGAAATGGCATACGGAATTGAAACGCAAAATGCGTCTGGGTTCACATTAATAGATGGAACGTTGCCACAGTTAAAAAGGGTTGCGTCTGGTACTGCTACGGTATCAAGTTATTACAATATGGTTTCGCAAGGAGGCAGTAGACAGCAAATTATTTCTATAAATACAGCGTACAACAATAAGGATATTTTTGTATTCATTAAGCCTACTACTGAATCTGGCACAAAAAATTGTGGCGTTTGGAAATATAAAGATAACAATCAGTGGAAGCTATGGTTTTGGGCTACAAGTTTTCCTACCAATGAAACTATTAGCTATGCAGTATTTATAGGAAATTCTTCTGATGCAACAAATACAGGGTATGGGCTAAATGTATATAATTCATCTGGTGATATAGGGTTTAGTTCCAACAGGGTAAATATTAGAGCGCAACAGGCATCGATGGGATTGTTAAGCAGAAGCACAGACATTGGCCCACTTACGCACAGTTCATTGTCAGGAGTGTATGCTTTATATACAGGTACAAATTTTGTTGAAAGATATTTTGATGGTCCAGATGATTTTGATCCGAATACGGACTCTATGCAAGAAGAAGGTTACACAATTAACTGGTATCACTCGACAATAGAGTGGAACTACAGTTCTAAGCAAATAAAAATGTTTGCGCCTTCTTACTATTCAACTGGTACTGTATTTGTTGGACCGACTAAAGGCGGTTCATCAACTAGAACATTAGTCACAGGTACAATGGTATGATAAAAGTCGCAATGGTTAAAGCAAACGGAGAGGTTGGATATATCATTTCCCCTGCCGTTGATTCTGACTATGTAGATGGGCAGGAGTATGGAGACTATACAGCTAGAATAATCCCGCATGATTCTGTTGATGATGAATACATATTTGAAAAATATTGGTCTGATGGTTGGCAAAGTAAAGGATCGCAACCTTCTGATTGGCATGAGTGGGCTGATGGTTCATGGACTCTTAATACTGATTGGCTATTTAGCGCGATCAGAAATAAACGAACTATGCTTTTAGCATTAAGCGATTGGGCAGTGATGCCAGACAGCCCGTTAAGTGACAGTAAAAAGGCAGAGTGGGCAACATACAGGCAAGCATTGCGCGATGTACCCGCTAATAATTCGGATGTAACCGATCTCAGTGATATAATATGGCCGACTAAACCGGAGTAAATTATGATTTATCAATTAGTGCAGGGCGATCAAGCCCCGCAGATACAAGCCAAGCTAACGCGAGATGATGACGGCAGTGCTGTCAATTTCGCGGGTGGCTCTTGTGTTTTAAAGTTTAGAGCAAAAGGTGGCACAAGCGTATTATTCACATTAGCGGCAACCGATGTAGGCAGTAACTTTGCTGAAGGTATTGCTATATTTTCGTTTTCTGGCACTCAGCTAAATTTAGATGAGGGTTACTATGAGGGCGAAATTGAAGTGACATATTCTAGCGGTGCTGTTGAAACCATTTTTGAGATTCTTGATTTCTACATCAGAGCCGACTTCTAGTGATTAAAAATGTCATAGCATTTAAAAAGGCCATTGCGAAATTAGGCTTTAAAAAGGCTGTGGCTGATATTGCCTTTAAGAAAGCCATTGCAAAGATAGCATTTAAAAAGGCTGAAGCTGAGATCGCTTTTAAAAAAGCGGTTGTAAAGATAAAAACAGGCGAGTTCTTAATATTCCGTTTTTTCTTTGAAACGCTAGGTTTGAGTGACACTGAAGCAAAGGATGTTGGAAAGTCGTTATCTGATTCGCAAGGCATAACAGATACTGTTTCTAATGCAACCAATAAACCAAAGTCGGATAGTGTTTCATTAACTGAACAAGCGATTAATAATGTAAACAAGGCGAAACAAGATGGCGCGGGGTTTTCTGATACGCACGTAAAAGCGTACGGAAAGGACAATCAAGAAACTATATCGCTTATCGATATCCGCAGTATTGCAACAGCCAAGGGATTTAGTGACGCATCGCAGATTACAGATCAGCATTTTGTACAGGCAGTTAAAGCATTAGCGGAGCAGATTGCGCTTATTGATAGCGAGAGCATAAGTGTAACCAAGCCATTAGGGGATAGTTTAGCGGCATCTGATGTTGCTCAATTATTAGTCAGCCTGACCAAATCAGACCAAGCTGACCTAGCAGAACAGATTGCTTTAACCTATCAGAAGGTAAATACTGATAGCGCAGGGTTGGTTGACTCTTTGCATATGGAAAATTTAAAGGCATTGTCTGATGCAACAGCAGTTTCAGATAGTATAGATATTCTGCGGCAGAAAATATTAAGCGATTTTGCAACGTGGTCAGACGATCACAGCATGGATTTCCATAAATTCATTACTGAAGGGTTATTCGCTACGGATGACTTGGATGGTGAAGCGACAGCGCAAGACGATCAGGAAATGTCATTTGTAAAAGTGCGTACTGATCTGGCGGTTTTGTCAGATAATCTTGCGAGTACACAAGGCAAGCCAATTAGTGATACAATCGGGTCAACTGATTCTGGTTCTCTGCGCGGCCAAGGTTATGCGGAGTTTGGTTATTTTTTAGAAGATTATGTCGGCTACAGCCGAACTTTTTAGAGGTGCAAAATGTTAAACGAAAACTTAAAACTGCGCGGTGATGTTGCCCTTGTCTTGAAAGACAAAAATGGTAACGTAAAAGAGAAGCGCGAAATCAACAATCTGATTGTGTCGGCAGGATTGACATTTATCTGTTCACGTATGGCGGGTGCATCTGCTAACGTAATGTCGCATATGGCATTGGGTTCAGGCACTACTGCCGCCGCCGCAGGGCAGACTGATCTAGTATCCATTCTAGGCTCTAGAGAGGCATTAGACAGCTCAACTGCGTCAAGCAACACCATTACCTATGTTTCGTCTTTCGAGGCGGGAGAAGGCACTGGCGCGGTCACAGAAGCGGGTATATTCAATGCCGCATCAGGTGGCGATATGCTTTGCCGAACAGTGTTCTCAGTGGTGAACAAGGAAGCTGACGATACTATGTCAGTTACTTGGACTATTACCCTAACCGCATCCTAATTTAGAAAGGGGCTACCAATGTCTACGATTACTACAAGATCGGGCAAAGGATCGCCCCTGACAAATAATGAGGTTGATACTAACTTCACCAACCTAAATACGGATAAGCTAGAGTCTGCTGATCTTGCGGGGTACGCGACTCTATCCGGTGCTACCTTTACAGGTGAAGTAGAGGCTACTGGATTTAATGGTGATCTTACTGGCGCGATTCTGTTTAAGGGTCAGGCGGGTGAGGCATTAACTAAAGGCGATCCAGTATATATCTCAGGTATCAGCGGCAATAAAACCGTAGTCAGTAAGGCCGATGCCAACGATGCCAACAAAATGCCTTGCTTTGGTATTGTTGATGCTACTGTGTCGGCTAATGCGGATTGTTCTGTCGTTACATTCGGAACATTGCAGGGGCTAGATACATCATCATTTAGCGAAGGCGATGAACTATTTGTCAGCGATACCGGAACACTGGCCACAACTGCGCCTACTGGCGAATCGTCACAAATCCAAAAGATCGGTAAGGTTACGCGCTCTCACGCATCAACTGGTAGCATAAAAGTTATGGGTGCGGGTCGAACCAATGCTGTACCTAATCTTAACGATGGGCAATTCTTTTTAGGAAACGGATCAAATCAGGCAGTCAGCACTGACTTCACTACTTCTGTACTGGGTGAAATCAGCGCAGGAACTGGTATCGGTATTTCTGGCAGTGGCGTTATATCCAACAGCGCACCTGACCAGACCGTATCGCTAACTGGTGGAACAGGTATTAGTACTTCTGGTACTTATCCAAACTTTACAATTACTAATGACTCTCCTGACCAGACCGTATCTTTAACGGGCGCGGGTGCTACTAGTATCTCTGGCACATACCCGAACTTTACGATTACCAGTGTTAACACTACGTACTCAGTAGGTGATGGCGGTCTTACGCAGAACAACTTCACTGATGCATTAAAGACTAACTATGACACCGCATACAGTTGGGGCAACCATGCTTCCGCAGGGTATCTGACATCGTTTGACATTACTACTCAAACTGATACCAAGTACTTACGAAGCAATGCGGCTGACACAGCGGCTAATCGAATAACTTTTACTGATGGTATAAGTTTAGAGCCAAATGACGGCATACGCTTTGGCGGTACGGCAAACATACATCTAAGAGCCTTAACGAATAATGCTAACAGTGCTATTGACCTTAGTGGCGGATCGTTAAGTATTGGTGGCTTTGGAAATACTGTATGGCACGCAGGAAATGATGGCTCAGGCTCTGGTTTAGATGCAGATACGGTTGATGGTCAACACGCTTCAGCATTCTTGGGTGCAACTGCAACAGCGGCAGAGGCATCTGCAATAGATGTTGTTGACACTAGAAACGAAGGTGCAAGAGCCCCAAACGATTATGGAGATCGTCAAGTTACAGCGGAGTTTACAGATGATATTAACGGAACTTGGTGGTCATCCCTGACAGTTAAAGGTTGGGGCGATGGTTATGCGCCGTGGCAACTTGTTGGATATTCTAGCACAGGACAAAACGAAAACCTGTATGTCCGCTTTGGACATGGCAGTAATAACGCTTGGTCTAGTTTGCGTAAGATTTGGCACGCAGGAAATGACGGTGCGGGTTCAGGCTTAGATGCTGACGTTTTAGATGGATTAGCTCCAAAAAGTTCAAGTGGCTCAACTGGCGCGAACCAAATATTAAGAAGCCATAGCAACAATTATTTTTATCATAACTCTTGGATACAGGTGGGTGGTTCAGGGCTTTTTTCAAGCACTACCAATGGCGCACACTTCAATCCAAACACGACAACAACCTACGGGACATGGAGGTCATCAGGCTCTAGAGGCGGGTATGACGGCATAGTGTTTGATGGCGGTGGCGATGTTGCAATCATGTATGACGGTAATGGCAACGGCGGCCTGTACCGCCAAGCTAATGGCCGTTGGCACATATATCACCATGTAGGCAACAACTGTCTTGCTATCGGAGGTTCTGGCACATCAAGTACGTATGAAGCATACGTTCATGGAGACTTGTATGCTACTGGCAATATTACTGCTTACTCTGATGCACGAATTAAAGAGAATGTTGTAACCATTGATTCTGCACTAGAAAAAGTGGAGTCAATGCGAGGCGTTTACTACAACAAGATAGATGATCCAGATAAAACAAAAGAAGTGGGTTTTATCGCTCAAGAAGTTAATGAAGTTATACCCGAAGCAGTCACCTACGCAGAAGATGTAGATCAGTACGGTGTTAAGTACGCAAACATAACAGCCTTGTTAGTCGAGTCGGTAAAAGAGTTATCCCAACAAGTTAAAGACTTACAGGCTGAAGTTAAGGAGCTAAAAGAAAATGTCTAATGTAATCAACATAACGTGGCATCCAGATAGAACTGAGCCAACAGAAGCTAACGCATCCATGCAAGTAGATATGTCTGACGGCACACAACTGCTAATTGTAGCTGATACTGACGTTTCCGAAATGCCTGAGTTGGTACAGTCCCTTAAACCAATACTATTTTCCTGAGTTTAAGTAATGGCCTTACCAACGTCAGGTGCAATATCCTTTGCCAACTTACAGAGTGAGTTTGGTGGCTCTCACCCAATCACGATGGGGGAGTATGCATCTTTCCGTGTATCTGGCTCTGGTAACACCATCAGCATGAACCAGTTTTATGGCGCGTCTGCCGCACTAGACACGCAGACGGTAACTGTTGGTTATTACACGGTTCAATTCTACGGCAATATAACGTATATGTATGGCGACACGCCAAGCACAAGCCAAGGGTCTATTAGCGATGGAACGGCTAACTGGGCGGGAGGTAAAACGTACAAACAGCTTTATTATAGTTTCAATAACTTTAATACGGTTAAGGGCGTATCAATGGCTTTAATAGGAAATCAGGCGAACAGCGGATTTACAACAATGACTATTAATGGCGTTAACTTTGCACGATCTAGTGCAACTTATAGTTATATTTCTTCAATGAATCAGTCTAACTGGTTCTGGCAGTACAGTACTAACGTATTTGGTACAACTGTCGGAGCAACTAAAACGGTGACGTTTACATGATTACATTCACGACTAAAGAAGATGAGGGTGTAACTATGGCGGTGTTTACTTCAAATGATATTGATTTTGAAGTGCCGCTTACTGGCATAGCAGAAGATGACATTCAGGCGCATCTACAGGCACAAGTTGATATTGCTATTGAAATGCAAGAGATTATGAGCCAAGGTTAATAGGTGAAAAAATGATTGATCCAGTAACAGCATTATCAGTTGCCGCAAACGCTTTTGGTACAGTCAAAAGAATGGTGGCCGCAGGGCGAGAAATAGAAGATACGCTTACGCAAGTGGGCAGATTCTATGGTGCTGTTTCTGATCTAGCCGAACACAAGCGTCAGGCAGAAAATCCACCGCTATTTAAAAAGATCATTGCCAGTAAATCGGTTAATGAAGAAGCGATGGAGATATACGCCCGTCAAAAGAAAACTCAGCAGATGGAACGTGAATTACGCGAGCTGTTAATGTTCCAGTTCGGAGAGAACGGCTATAAAGAACTTGTGGAGTTAAGGCGGTCTGTTCAGGCGCAAAGGGAAAAAACAATTTACTTACAGGAGCGCAAGCGAAAAGCGTTTTTCTGGAATACAGTGCAAATATCAGGGATACTTGTATTAGGCTTTGCTATATACAAAGTATTTTCATTTATTCTAGGAGTGTCAGATGGCAACGGTTAAGGAAGCCCTTTTAAAACTAGAGGCGCATGAGCGTGAATGCGCTGTAAGAATGCAAGTAATTGATGAACGATGCCAAGGCATAGAGAAGCGTCTGGATCAAGGCAGTGAGCGTTTCAAGAAAACCGAACTTATGCTTTGGGGTATCTACCCGTTGATTATTGGATTATTCCTAATAGAGAAAGGTGTCATATGAGTTTACTGGCTACACTCGCGCAACCTGTCGCGGGGCTTTTAGATAAGTTCATTGAAGATAAAGACCAAAAGAATGCTTTGGCGCATGAAATTGCTACTTTAGCAGAAAAACAAGCGCATGAAAGTGTCATGGGTCAAATTGAAGTCAATAAAACTGAAGCGGCACACAAGAGTTTATTCGTGGCAGGATGG